GCAGGTGTTGTTTGTGCATGTCATTGCGCAGGAGAGATCCCCTATGACTCGGGTAGTTCGGTGTTTCGGAACTTAGCCGCACTCCTCGCTCGGAGCGCAGAACCGGGGCGTATACCGTCCCCTCCGGTCGCCAACCACAACAACCATGGCACACTAATAAAAGCCCGCTGATCAACACCATTAAAGCCCGTAGGGGCCCGGTGGCATCAATGACGGAGGAACAGGAACTATGAATCTCAACTTAACATAGTTTTTGCACTCTACATGAGGGACCATTCTTGGATGATCAGGGCCCCATTTTGAGTAGTTCGCAAAGCCGGCCGGCCCGAACTCGCTTTCAACCCAACCACCAACCGGTTTGGACCCCGAGTACTGCCAGCGAACGAATCTAACGAATTTCTTTGCACTACGTTTCGGTGAGATGAGGGAAGGGAGGGAGGGACGTCCTTGACGCCGAAGGGTTTTAACCAGGGGACCTGGTGTAACGTCGAAAGTATTTGCCGAGTCCCACACGGGGCGAGCAAGAAATTCGAGCGGGACTCCTGTCCAACGCAAAACCCTTTCACGTTCTGACTGTGTGTGCGCCTGGTCGACGATAGGGAAGAGATCCTCCCTGGGAGGATCTGCAACCACGACTTCGCAGGATCGGGAAACTCCCGTGACGATCGGCGGAACGGGATCTGATCCCCTCCACCGTCTGAACCAGGACTTCTTCATTAACCCGGTAAAAACGTATCGAGGTATATTGGCTATGCAGAAGTCCCTGAGGACTATTTCATGCCTAGCTAGGACCGAGATGGCGTACTGGCGTACACTATGCTTCATCCTTTTAACACCCTTCCACACTTCACCGAGTAGGTCCACACAGTCATTACGAAACGGACGGAGAAAAGATAGGCAATGCCTAGGAACGAGGCGACGCGAAGGGACATGGAAAGGCTGACTATTCAGGTCGAGCCACGTGTCTGAAAAGCCAGTCTTCTGGCGATTAACTACTAGTCCAAAGGTAGAAGTGACTTCTTCCCACAAGGAGAAGAATTTACGGTTACCATTGAACATGCAGTCATCGCCGTTGAAACGGCCAACCCTTCTAACGCCAGTACCAAAGCTTATGTCGCAGCAGATGTCGTAAGAGACCTTGTTGATAAGGCACAAGATG